CTTTCGGGTACAACTCACGACTCTTGTCGATCAGTTCTCGCAGCTCTGGCATAGAGCGTCTAAGAATTAGGCCCCTGTGAGCAGCCCTGTGAGCGTGTCTAAGCGGGTCTACGAGCATAGCGTAGGACTTGCCACCACCAGCTGCACCACCGTACAGAACGTCTGTTTCGCTTGCTGCAAGGAAGTCTTCTTGTGGGCCTTCGTTGGCTCTGAAGATGATTTCTTGTTCAGCTTCTTGTGCTAAAGCTTTGGGCAAGCTATTAAGTTCTGGGGCTTCTAAAAGATTTCCGGTACTTGCGGCACCTTTGGCATCTAGTTTTTCTAAAGTCTTTTTAGTATTGCTTATGGACTTCTTGTAGTTCTCTACTTTGGACTGTGCTGCTTTTAGTTTCTTTTGCTTTTCGCGCACAGCTTTCTTTGCTGCCAGCTTTGCTTTAGTCTCAGAATGGTAATTATAACCACGTCCTTTAGATCCTTTTGCTCTACCTGATTTCTTACGCGGGGTTCCGTCTACTTTGAGTATGAACTCTCCGCTTTCGTCTTGGACGTAATTTCCGGGGTTTAGTTCCCAATCGTTCATGTGCGTTTAGCAGCTATTTTCTTTAGGCCCATGTGGGACAGCGGTCTACCTGTAGTGTGTTCTAGCCACATAGCGCCTTCGCGCAAAGACAACACACTGTCTCTGATCATTGGTAGGACTTTGTCTAGTGCTTCTAGTTCTTCGGGCACAGGTGTCAACAACTGCGTATTGTTCACATCTAGCCTGTAACCAAAAGGAATAGTACTACTAGATCTCCTCATAGGAGCCTTCTATTATTGTTTCTTGTTTTGCGGGCAGTATGAATAAACCACCACCTCCGTTGACTGTTATGTCAACTCTGTCTGTCTTGCCTAAGCCTACGCGGTCTAGGATGGTCTGTGCTGCTTGTATACGCATGTTAGCTTGGGGTATTGGTTCTGCACTGTCCATGATGTCTATTAGCTTTAGGGCTGCTTTGGGTGCGCTCTGTGCTAGTATGTTTGCAGCTAGGTCTAGTATCTCAGTTTTTAGGGCCTTTACTACTGCTGGGTAACTAGAATCGCTGTAGCCTGCTAAGGATGCTGCTTTACGTACATCGCCATGACATTCCATGAGATGATGTAAGAAAGATTCTTGCTTGGTTGTTAGTTCTTTAGCGGCCATTACTTATTCTTTTTGATTATATATATTCTATTATAGGGTTGATTTGAGGTTTTGTCAATGTTTATTTTCATTATTTTGAAGAAAGTTCTTGACAAAAGTCTATTTCAACCCTATAATGGATATTAAGACCCCCCGGGTTCTATAGCCATTATATCCATGTCCATCTTGTGTATCTGTATCCCGGCTTTGAAGGGCTTTGAAGCTGCAGAGCTATCTGGTATACAACCAATCTCTTCCCAAAATGTATAAGATTGTATATATATAGTGGGTACCCCCCATGGCCACCTGCCCGCCCCCCCTCGCACGAAAGACTTTAAAAGTCTTAATAGCCTCCAAAATCTATCTCCTCCTGCGCATGTTACAAGACTTTTAAAGTCTTCAAAGCCTTCAAAGCCACAGCTCTAGTTTACTAACTAGGGAGACTTTGAAGATGTCTTAGAATCTTTAGATTCTTCAAAAACTCTTCCAAGACTTTCAAGCACTTAGCAGATTTTATAATATTTATATTATATCCCTTCCTAGTTTTATCACGCACAGTGATACCATCACCGCACACACACCTTGACTGTTGATTTGTACAGCACTGTATAAACCACTGTATAGAGCTGTTCCTCGCTTTTTTCGTGCCTGTTAACACGTGCATAATGCGCTCAGGATTAATTGCGCACTAAAAGTTGTTGACATCGAAATCGCTTTTCTGTAGCTTGGAAAACGTCAAAACGACAAGGCCACTTTCGGCTCAACACAACACAAACATAAGGTGACATAACATGAATACATTTGCAAACATCGACCAGAACAAACTAGCCACTGCTAAGCAAGTCTACGGAGTAGCTTGTCATTTCGCTAATATCCATGCTGCATCTCCTTCGGAGCGCTATGGTCTTACCAAGGTCTTCAACGCTATCCTGAATAAATTCTATGGCGACCAAGATGCTCATATGACTCACGGCGAAGTCACAGACTTCAGAGAGCACCAAGTTGTTCCGGCTCAGTTCCTAGAACTGGTGCAAAAGCCAAAGAAAAAGCCAAAGGCTGCCAAGAAAGTTAAGGCGAAGGTTGAACCAAAGGTTGAGGTTATCAAAGAAGTTAAGCCGAAGGCTACTGCTGCTGCTAAAAAATCTACACCGGCTGTCAATAGCGTAGCTAAGAAGATGGATGCTAGGATCACTGCACTTGAGACTAAAGTCTCTGACGTTGACAATAAGCTCGATGCAATCCTAGCAATCCTGAGCAAATAAAATAGAATTATCAACGGCCAAGGATGGCTATATAAAATTTATAAGGTGAACATGATGGAAAAGCTAATTGCTAAGTTTGAACTGAATCCCACGGTAGATAACGCTAATAGAATATATAAGCACGAAAGAAAGCATCCAATGAGTGTCTGTTTTTTAAACAGCGAACAAGTTAAATTACTTAATAAAGCTATGGAGATAAGAGCATGAAAGACTTTATAATCGAAATGACTTGTTTCAGTTTTTTAATAGGTGCCGCGTATATTCTAAGTATATTTATATATGTACTTCAGGGAGGTGTTTAGCATGGATTACTATGAGTCAGCCAAAGGCTTAGTCATAAGCAAAAAAAGAGCTATAATCGAAGTCAGAAACCACGGTTCATCGGTTCCTGAGTTCTTAAAAGACTTAGGAGACCGCGAAAGCTACAAAGCCACCGAAGTATTACAGTGGTTAGGGTATTAAAACCCTTTAAAGTACTTTAAAACTAAAAAAAACTAGGTGAATATACTATGAAATTATCTGAAGTGAATGTTAAAAACATTAAAGAGTTTAAAGATTTGTATCTTTGGGTATGTTCAATGCCGATAGACGGCAAAGACCGTAGAATTTTAATGGATTTGATAGACGTGAGCTGCAAATTAAACCAAAACTTATTGCTTCAACAAGGCCGAGTTCCCTAGATTTTATCACACCTGAGCATGATGCACTCTTTCACAACCGCATTATGCTCAGGGAAAGGGGTTGACAGCCAGCAACACAAAATGCCACTATTGAAAACGTCAAAACGACAGCAACCAAATTACAGGTGACAATTATGTACAATATACACGGTGTTCAGGTACAAAACTATGCTCAACAATCAGCCGATAACATGGCCGATGTAACTTTAATGACAGTTTTAAGCATCCGACAGCCTTGGCTAAATATCGGAGCACAATTAAAAGATGTTCGCACCAATAAATCTAGTGCCAAGTCACTTTGGGGCGGTAAGAAAAAGACTTACCAGTACTTGCAAGCCAATAAACATATGATGTATGGCCAAATGATGGCAGTAATCAACAGTAGCAAGACAGATGCTAGTAAATCTATGAGTCTCATGAAGATATTCTTAAGAGTTGATGGCTTAGGTGTCCCAAAAGCTGGGTTTATGTGTCAGCTAACAGCTGGTTTGGTTGGTTGTATGGACAGCCACAACATAAAAATGTATAACTTGGACGCAAAAGACTTTGCACTTGCTAAAAATCCCAAAACAGTCAAAGGAATTGAAGCAAATAAGAAGAAAATTAGAAATTATATACAGATTTGCCATGAATATGGCACAGAAAATCTTTGGAATAGCTGGTGTAGCTTTCTAGCTACAAAATCTCCGAAGTGGAAAGACGCTAATCATGTTAGCGAAGTTCACTATACTTATCTGACAGGAGAATAGTCTTGGTAAAGTGTAGCTGCGGTAAAAGAGCTGACGTTATAGAAAAAGGTTTATATGTATGTGCTGCTTGCTGGATACGGTTATTCAGTAAGCCATTTAAAATTAACTATAAGGAATAAAATTATGTTTGATTTATATTGCCCTCACTGTGGCGAACCTTGGGAACATGACATGCTTCACGATGTAATAGATATGAAGTATATGGAAGCTGCCGAAGCCTTTAAGGTTCAAGGCTGTACAGTATTCCAGATACTACGACAACGCATTCAAGGCAAAGGAACTATCTGTAAAGCTAAGCCGGTGGTCAGCCCTGAAGAGTTAGCAGGTATTAAAGCTGCTCATGAGATAAGTGACTACCCTGAAGAATGGGATTATGATATGGCACGAATGATATTTACTACTGATTTTAATATTAACGATATACTTTGAGGATAAACCTATGAAAACTGCACAACCTTTAAACATAAAAGTAATTACTACTCGACCAGCACCAAAAAGAATAACGCAACCGGCTTCAGATTGGAGAAATATTCTGGCACCGATGAAGCGTGGACACTGGTTTGAGGTAGAGTGTAAGACAGGCGATAACATATATAGCAGAGTTACTGCTGCTGCAAATGCTTATTGCAAAGGCCGCTATACTTTTTACAAAGCCGAAGAAAACCGATACATCTTTGAAATTATTAAGGGGTAAATTAAAATGAATAAACTATTTGAAATGTTTGATCGCTATGTAGACGAGAAGATTCTTGCTAAGACTAATGAGCTTGAAGGCTTACAGATTCGGGATGCTAACAGGATTGCTGGCCTAGAGCGGAGATTAGATGAAGCTGTGGACATGATTGAGATACAGCGGGGCTGGATAGAAAAACTTAACGCTGCAAAGGGTTTAGACTTTGATGTAGACGGAGCAAAGGAGGCCTTAGAAGACTTTGAGTACAGAATATCTGAGCTAGAATGTAGTATTGAAGACAAGGCAGATGCCGATGAAATAGAAACAACTGTTGACAATGCGCTATCTGGCATAGAAGATATGGTAAAAGACTATGTGGACATAGCACTAGTCGGAGCAGACTTAGGCGACATAGATTCTTGTGAGGTTGAGCGGATTGTCCGATGTGTCCTAGATGAAATAGAATTTAAAGTAACAATGGAGCGATAAGATTATGATAACTAGAATTCATGTTAATCAACACAACATAAAAGCTAACTCTAAAGGCGCTGACTTGCCAGTTTTAACTGTTAAAGACTACAAAGAAAACCGCAAGGTAAACCATGTTCAGATATTAGATAGTGTTGGTAACGTAGTAGCTACTGTAGTGTATAGCCCAGACAAACCGTTGTCTTGTGGTGCTAAAGTCTGGATAGAAACTGAATGCGAGGTGACAGCATGAGACATTCAATAGCAGTATGGGAAATTACATTCTACAAAGTAGGCGAAGATGGAGAAGCCCTAACTGACAATAAGGGCAACGTACAACTTTATACCGCAACTGATTATGACTGCTCATACCTTGCAGAAGGTTTGGACGATGATGACTTAGAGGAAATTAATTATGTGGGCAATTAACTGGGACGAGTTCGGCTGTACTCAGTACGCTGCAACTTTAGAAGATGCACATAAAATTGGACAGCGTGGTGGTACATTCTATATAATAACTTATTTAGGAGGCGTTAAAAATGATTGAAGCATTTATGTACTTAGTATTTTTTATTTTAGTATCTGCTGGGCTGTATGGTTCTTGGCTAATAGTAGAAGACAAACAAAAAGCTTATGAGGAGCGTAAAAAAAATGAACAATAAATTAAAGATGCAAATAGATGTTACTTCAGAGATACAAACTTACAAGGTTTTAATGTCCGAAGTAATTGGTTACTATATAAATGTGGCAGCTGAAAGCCCTGAAGAAGCAGAAACATATGCCAGATTAAATAACCGGGACAGCATGTACAAAAGATATGGCGCCAAAGTAGTAGAAACAGAGTTTGTCGAAGTCGTAGAAGCTCTAAGCAAAGGAGATAAAGATGCCCCCAAGCCCCAAAAAAGCTGAGTTCATAGGCAGCCATGAGCACTTAGTAACAGGTGCTTTTTATACGGTGTCAGAATATGCAGCGATCAATGACATCCCACTTAAAACTATGTGTAGCAGGCTATTAAGAAACTATAAAGTAACAAATAAAATGTTGCTTCCGGCTCCTTCTTTTGCGCCTGTCAGTAATTTAGAAACAGATGCACAAAGGCTCTCTGCTTTGTGGTTAAATAAAAAACTATAAAGGTATATAGACTATGAATACTTATGAGTGTAGCTACTGTAATAAAATGTTCAGAGTATTAGAAGATATAAAACAACCTAACACAGAAATATGTAGTATCTGTATAGAAGTAATCAACAAGAGCATGTCATCATCACACTTTGAATATGTAGATGAAGATGATTATACTTTGTAAGTAACTTAAAGACATCTTAGTAGGTAGTTGTATTTAGTTTAATAACATATTTAAAACTATGAAGTAATCATAGCATATTTTAGTATTAAAAACAATGCAGAAACTACCTTGACAACTAAATAATTTTATAGTAATATCACAAAACTTAAACAGGAATACTGAAATGACTAATATTATACCAATGTTTTCAAACAACACAGCTCTTACAGCAATTAGAAACCGTGGTTACGGAGAAGCTAACTTCGATATAGCTACTACACCTTTGGTTTATTTTGCTGATGAATATCGAACCAAGTTTCCTAGCTCCAAGTCTGTTATCTATCGTACAGATACTGGTCAAGAGCTAGGTGTCCACGGTCATGGTTACAAAGCAGTAGCACCTAAACACATGATAGATGTTACTCGAAATATCATTGAGCGTTCTGACTTGTCCATCAATGGCATGGAAGAAACGATCAGGACTTCACACGATGGCTCTAGAACGTTTGTAAAATACCGCTTACCTGAGCACACTTACAAGACTTCTGACGGCGACACAGCTTCTCTGAGCCTTCTAGCTATATCTTCTTTCGACGGCACATGGCCTTTCATGCTCAGCGCTGCAGCGATTCAAGCAGCGTGTACAAATCTTCAAGTTTTTGTGAGCGGTGGTGTTGCAATATACAAAGCTAAGCACACACAATCTTTAGACATTGAGATGGGTGGCAGAGTAGTTACTCAATCTCTGCAGATGTTTCACAAAGAGCGTGACCTTTGGCAACAGTGGCACAGCACAGAGTGTAGTGATCAAGCAGCATTTAAATTCTTTGTCACTGCTTTAAAATGTGAAGGAGCTATTAAGCTTATTGATTCTGGAGTTACTCAACCTGATATGGTTTTATATGATATGCCTAGAAAAAATACAAGCCTAGAATATATCTGGAATAAGTACAAAGATATTTATTCGAAGAGCCTAGGCACTAATTACTGGGCTGTGTATAATGCTTTGACTGACTGGTCAACTCATGCAAAAACAGTAAGGACTGGCACCATAGCTAACATCGCAGCAGTACAAAATCAAAGACAGCAACTAGTTCGTGAAGCTGTTAAACTTAATCGACAGATGAGAGCAGCATAATATGACTAAGCAATTTGGTTCTAATTTTTTCACAATTAATATTCGCAACGGGGTAGGTTTTGATTTAGAGTTTACTGATTCCAGAGCTGTCTGGGTTGAGAACTCTTTTACAGAAGAAGTAATCGCAATGTTATTTGAGGGGGTAGTTCTGCTACTCCCATTTGTGGTGGTTACGTTCGGTAAAATATATTCAGGAGAAGATTGATGATAGATGTTCTATTTAGTTTAGATCTTTTACTTTTGATACCAGTCAGTATTATTATTATAATATTTTTAATAGTTAAAGAAGAGGCAGAAGAATGAAAGGACAAACTCATGGTGGTAAAGGCAGTACAGCAAGACCAACAAGCCAAAGTTTCTATGATAACTTCGACGCTATTTTTAAAAAGAAAAAAGAACCAGAGGTGAGCAACGTGTTTAAAGAATATATGCAAGGTGGTTTAACGCCAGAGATTCAAGCGTTATTGAAGGCGCAAGTAGATATTAAACAAGGTTTATTTTCTATTAAACAGGCTGCCAATTTCTATGACGTTGAGATAATGGATATTATAAACTTTATAACAGAGTCTCAAGAGTATGACGAAATCCAACGAGGCTCACGCTAATATATCCGTAGACGTGTAGTGACTTATTAATCCTTTGGACTAAAGAGTATAGTAATGAAAAACTTAAACT